ATTGACTGTACTCGTCGCGCCGGTGGTGCTGGTTGTGGATGAGGCACTGGTCGTGGATGTAGTGCCGGCCGGTTGTTGCATCTGAACAGCAATTAATACCGTCGTCGTCGTCGTGAATTGTGGCGCATTTGGGCCGAGAGAGTGTTTTTCGTCATAGATGGTTTGAACCAATATGGCGGGATAGGTATTGGCGAAAGTAGACCAACTCAGGGGCGAAAAAACATTATTCCCGGCATTTGTTTTACCCATAAGCGCGGTAACCACTAATTCTATCAACGTGATCGCATTCATAGCGTGCTTACCTCATTCAAAATAAGAATACTTCCGCCATGGATATCTGGCTGGACATGATTGATCACAAATAGTGTGTGTAACCTATAGATAAATAGCCGGTCGCCATTATTGGGCTGGGTCCTGAATGCCAAGGCGCGCACCCTCAAAACAGGATGGTGGGGGCTGATTACAGGGCCTTCATCAATAAATTGAGTTCGCTCGATATTACCCCGATCAAATATGCCGGTAATATCGTATGCCGCACCCATGGCAGGCCTGTAATTTACCGGCTCCCCAAAAATGTCCTGCAGCTGAGCCAGCAAAGTGATATCCCAATCCATGCCCATGATGACCCTCGAATTGCAATCGGCGCTTAGACGTGCCGTTAGCCTAATTAACGATATTTTTCTTTGAGCGCGACGAGATCGGCTTCAGCCTCTGCGCCAAAAACTTCAATGCCGTGCTCAACGAAAGCGACGAATTTATCGAATTCCGCTTTGGCCATGTCCAAAGGAGACAGCGTAGCCGGTACCACCGGGATGGGGACTGGCTCAATTGAAGGCGCGGCGGTGACTGAGGGTTGGATTGCTGATGCGGTAATATCGCTCACATTTATTTCCTTTATTGTTTCGATTTTCGGTTCAGTATCAATGGTCGCCCCGGTAGTAACTTGGGCAGGTTTGATATAGATGGCATTGAGCCATGCTAAAAAATGGTTAATCATTTTTGCGCCTCGATTTGCCGAATGCTCGCCAAATGGTTATTCGCCGTATCAATCGTAGCCAATAAAGGCATTATCCATAACACTGCTTGGCAATATGTCAGGGCGCCGGAGGCAGTGGCGTTAATAGGGGCGCTGTGAGTTCCGAGGGTATTGGCGTCGAGGGCGCTGGCACGTAAACGGTTCGCGTAGTTGTACAGGCCGTCAGAAACAGCGGTAGGAACATCAAGAGCGCAGGTCGGCTCTTTTTTAAGAAGGGTACGATACTCAATTTGTTTTACCTCGACAGTAGCGGCATTCTGCTTGTCGTTTTGCAGCGCTGCGGCAGTAATATCGTTAAATTTTTGAAAGTCGAAAGACTGTTTAGCTATTTCTGTGGTTTGCAACGCAGTATCGCTTTGCATTTGCGACAAAGTCACAGCGGACGCTGCGGTTTTTCCATAATAATGAAAGGCGACCCACATCAGCACTGAAATAAGCAAAGCGAGAAGTAACGTCACCATAATTGCGAATTTGTTAATCATGTTTGCTGACCCATAAAACACAGTTGCCTATCGATTTCTCGACGATTAATCAATCCCTTGTTGCGTTGGCCATTAACCCTCACCCACTGACGCAGATCGTTACATGCCTGGGATATATTGCCGGAATTAATATGGCGCAATAAAGATGAATTTTTGTAGGCGGTGATTCCTACATTAAAAGCAAATGAATAGAGTGCGGCTCGGGTGTAATTGTCCATAGGCACTTTTACAGTGGAATCGACTATTTTCTTAACCGGCGCTAAATCATGCTCGAGTAATGCGCCGCATTCTTCATCGGAATAATATTTCCCCGGGATCACATCTTTGCCGGTATGACCATCACAGACGGTCCATACTCCCGCCACATCGCGATAGGCAGTATGTTCAGTTCCTTCCACCCCATAGGGTCCGGGAAGGTAGGCAACCGTGATAGCCATTGCCCCGCCCGCCGCGGCCGATACTATTTTATTCCTCAGTTGCGGTGACATTGCCATTTCCGTCCTGCTCAGTCTCGACTAAGACCCGATTAACTTTCTGCACAATTTCACCAGCCTGACTGACATCATGCATTGGCGAGCCATTTAAAAAATCGACGATCGCTTTAGTCCGTTGCTGATCAAATATCAGACGTTCTTGCGCCAGTTTCCGATTAAGTGTTTCCGTCTTACGTTTATCGACATATCCGAGCAATGAAATAATCGCGCCAATTACTGCCATAAATATATAAATCAATTCCATCGTCGACAGTCCCATCAGGCTAGAAAGCAACATGGCTAACGCCCCGCCGTGCATTGCGATATCTGATTTGTCATTCATCAGTTTCATACTCCACCTCGGAAATGCAGGTGTATTGTGATAGAGGGTTCGTCTCCACGTCGTAGGCGCGTGTAAAGGATATTGTGAGCGTCAGATTTGACGAGGAGACGAAAAAGAAAAAGGCCGCCTGAAGGCAGCCTTTATAATTTTTTTCGATTGTTACGCCGTAATTTTCTCTCTAGGTTAAAACTTTTGCTGACCGGTAGCAGCGTATTTTATCAACCAGGAGAAAGTGCGCGTTATTTATTGGCGATGGCCATGAAACGCGGTATTTATGCATTCAAGTATTGTACGTTGTAACCAGTGTTACCACATTACCTCTAATTTTTCGGGCCGAGATAGTGTTTTTTTCGGTTTTTCTAAAATAATTGTTTTTTGCACATAAGGGTCCATTTCCAGGCTCGCATCAGTCATGGCCAAACAGCCCTCAATGAAACCTTCAGCGACTTGCAACTGTCGACGAATTTCTCTTTCACTGCATTTCCTACGCCTGGCTATAGCGGATTTTGATTGCCCGTAAACATAATGCATGAGTATCAGATTGAGTTCCTCAGGTTGCCTAACCTTCCGTAAGCACCCAACAGCGGTATCGATGATCAATCCGTCATCATCGCAACATGACTCGAATTTGCTGGCCGATCTGGGTAATAACCCTTTAAAACCGGCAGCAATATGCGAGTAATCAAGACCGGAATTATCCCTCGCCCAGATTCCCCAACGTTCAAGCACTAATTGAATATTACGCATCTGTTTCCCCCCTTGATCGCTGACTATGCATGACCCAGATTTTGTTCCAAGCCGTTTTCCCAAAACTATCCCGCATGGTTTTAACGCCTGCGCTATCCGCCTCTTTACGGACCAGGCGCTCAAAGTCAGTCTTCGGACCATTCTCGCCAGGCGCCGCCAATCGCAGATAACGCTTGAAGGCTTCTTCCCGTTCAGAGCAATCGGATGCGCTGGTTATCGGGGAACGAAATTTGCGGCCTTCATTATGCCAAGCCTGGGCAGCTAGCAGATTGCCGCTGAATTTAGACGTTCTGAACATCGTTTCCGGATTGAGAAACTTAGCCCACTCGGTACCCAACCAACGCGTCACAAGGTAATCAACAACCAATTTCAATTCATCAACGGTATTACCCTCAGTAAGCCGAGCGCTAATATTCTGTAGCGTGGATTTTGCTTGGGTATAACGGGCGCCGGTGAGTTTGTTCAAGTGTTCGAGTACGATGACGGCCGGAGCTGTCATCGCCTGTTCTTTGGGCCGTATGACATCAAGGGATTGCGCCGTAGCCGGTTGCCCGAAGGTGTTTATATCTGAGGGATCAGTTATTGATCTTACTGACGGATCCCCATCAGATCTTGACGGGTCAAAAGAAGTGTTTTCCCTCGATTTTGAAGCAGCAAATTTTGAGGCGTCGGATTCTGAGTGTTCAAACGCCATTTGCTGCGGGGCGGCGGCGGTAAATAATTTCTCTAGATTCAGCTGATAGAGGTTTGAAGCGTTGCGATTACCGTATCTACGCTGCCTGCGGGTCAGCCAGCCTTGTTTTTCAAGTTTGGCGATGGCTGTTCGCACGGTGCTGGAGCCCGCGCCAATCTGGCGAGCAATGGTTTCGACGCTGGGCCAACTTATGCCGTGATCATTGGAAAAATCAGCCAAGCGAGCCATAATTGTCACTTCAGATAATTTCAATCCCGCTGATGCGCAGCCGTCCCAGACCCAGCTGGTAAGCTTAGTGCTCATGACAACCCCTTGCGATTTCCCTGAACCACTCGGTGCCATCGGCATAGCCATTGGGCGACGTAGTTTTATTATTCGCTTGTCTCACAATCTTCCCCCTTTGATCAGTGATATTTGGAGGATGAATAAGCTGTCTAATCACCCGGCCGGTCAGTTTCACTCGTTAAGCTTTAGTAAAAGCAGCTTGACATGAGTGCATAATGTATCTATTAGATACATTATGCACATTTAAAATGAACCCACAAGGACCTTGTACCTTCACGGTACAAATTATCTAATACTCCAATGAAAACTAATGATGAAATCAGGCGTGAAAACGCTAGAAAATTGCGTGATAGCTCAGGAGGCAACACCTCCTTCGCTGCGCTGATTGATCGTGAACCGACCCAGATCAGCCGCATTATTGGTAAAAATCCCACAAAGAAAATCGGCGACGATTTAGCTCGGTATATGGAAAAGTGTTTTTCTCTTCCTGCTGGTTGGTTAGATCAAGAACATCAAAAAACGAACATTGCGCCAATCCAAAATGTTATTGATACAGACCAAAAAATACGATTAGTACCCGTTATATCGTGGGTTCAGGCGGGGGCATGGACTGAAATCGGCTACTCCGAGGTAGATGTGAGTTTATTAGAAAATTACCCATGCCCGGTTCCTTGCGGGCCATTGACTTACATATTGAGGGTCATAGGCGATTCAATGATCACGGAATACAATCCAGGCGATCTTATCTTCGTCGATCCTGAGATTGCACCTGTACATGGGGATGATGTCGTTGCTCTTCTGCTGGATTCAGGCGAGACAACGTTCAAACGGTTTATTGAGGATGGAGGGAGCAGATTTTTGAAGGCGCTTAATCCAAACTGGCCCGAGCCCTATTTGAAAATAAACGGCAATTGTTCCATCATCGGAACAGTCATTTTTTCTGGTAAATCAAGGCACTTCCGTATTTCCACTTATTAA